GGACAGTACTCTGCTATAAAAATTACCATCTTTGTCCATTCGCATAGCCATCATAGCTTTTATATTTTTTCCAAATTCTGTATTATTAATAGCATTGGGTTTGTTTTTAAAATATTTATTAATTTCTTTTTTGCCTTTTTTAATTTGTTCTAGATCTGCTTTATCTTGTTTACTTTGAAATTTTTCTGATTCTTTTATTTTTTTAGCTCTTTTTACATAAGAAGGATCTTGACCTTCTGGAACCGCTCTTACTTCTCCTGACTTAAGGCCTGCTAATCTACCTGCCTCTTGTTTAGTTATACGTTTTTTATAATCAACACCTTCTTCTAAATATTTTTGTACACTAGATGATTTACCTCCAACTTTATCCATAATTTGTTTTTGAGTTGGTAGTTGACCTTCATTTTCTAATTTAAATGTTTTTACAAAATCTTTTAATTTTTTGCTTGCTTTTGATTTTATAGCCTCTGCACTTTTTACTCGCATATCTTCGCTAACAACTGCACCGCGGTTTTTAAAACCAATACGTCCACCGTCAGCCATACGTGGCCTAGTCAGATAATCCATCATATCCTTAAATTCTTTCGGACCCATTACTCTCCTAACATCATTGCAACGCCGCCAGATGCTTTTTTAATTGGTTGTGCTTGGTCTTTTACTTCTTTTACAATGTCCTCAACATTAATTCCTTCTATAATGTCTGGCTCATTAAATTCATCTTTAATAATTCTAGAATTAATTTCTGTGTATTCATCATACTGATCAGCAGGTATACGTTTAGTTGTTTCATCAGCTTGTGATAATCCTGGTGTGTATTCCATAGTCTGAACTTCAGTTGTCAGCTCATCGCCTTCTTTACCAATTTTTTTAATTTGCATTTCTCCTGTACTAATGTCCTCTGTTAACATTAACTCTGACTTGCCATCTTTAGCTGGCATACTATGAATTTTTACTCTTTCTTGTGGACCATCGGTTACTTTACCTAATTTTTTAATTTTATCTGCTAGATCAAAAAAGTATGATGGTGGTTGTCCTCCCGTTGATTTAGTTACAACGTCTGCAACTTTAGCAGCAGGTTTTGCACCTTTAAAAAATTTACCAACAATAGGTAGCGCTGCAAGGCCGCCCATAATTTTCATAAACTTTCTTCTAGACATTCCATCTTTTAAACCAATACGTCCACCATCTGCGAATTTTTTTTTAAATTCAAATCCTACACCTCTTCCTTGTCTACCTTCACCTGCACCAAAATTTAATTCACCACCTAATAAATCTAATCCTCCACTTATTTGTTTATCACTTAAACCATCAAAACCAAATCTTAGTCTACCTTTTTTAGTTAATGGAATCTCAGCCATACCAAGTGGTCCAATTGATCTTTTAATAATTTCTTTGATAGCATCTTCAACTTTATCTGTTTCAAATACTTTTCCCGCTTCTCTTTCATCAGGATTAAGAACTATACTTGGTGCTCCGCCCATATCAAAACCAATACGTCCACCTGTTGCTTGTTTTTTTCTGTCTAATGATGATTTAATAGTTCCTATAATTTCATCAGAACCCATTCCTTTATTTTGCATTATTAATGCTTCATCAATTGTTGCCATAACCTCTGCTAATCTTTGTGGGTTATCATCAACTAACATTTGATTTAAAAGTTTATCATCAATTTTGCCTTTGTATTTTTTTATAATTTGTTGAGCTAATCCTTTTGCAATCCCACCACCAATGAAACCTGCACGTCCACCATCTGCTTTTTTATCTGGATCTTTAAATGGTATTACATTTTTATTTTTCAAAGCTTCTTCTGCTTCTTTTCTTCTTTGTTGAAGAGTCTTAGGTCCTTTTTCAGTTGTCTTAATTAAATCTGAAACTGGATTATCTGTTTTCATTAATGCTTTTTTTAAACTTTCAGAATCTATTCTTGGTTCCGATTTACCGAAAAATTTTTTTAAAGCTTCTCCAAATCCTTCTTTTGGTGTACCTCTTGGATGTACACCTGTTTTTTGTATTTGTAATATTTCTTCAAACGTTTCATCACCGTAAAGTTTCATACCTAGTTGATCTTCCATTATAGATTTTGTGCTTTGAGCACCTGGTGATTTTAATGCATCAACCATCTCCTGACCTTTTCCTGGTCCTTTGGCTGCATCATATGTTTCTCTAATTTTTTGACCAAACTCTGGTGAGTCTTTAATTTGTTGACCTCCCATAATACCTTTAGAAGGATTTATAGTTGTTCTATCAGTCATGCTTATAACTTTAGCTGACTCTCTTGCTTTTTCTCCAGCTTCTAGTTGAATCTTAAGTAAATCTAAACCTTCAGGATCTCTACCTGTTACAGATTTATAACCTCTAACTAATCTATCAAAAAATATTTTAAAATTTTCTGCAACAGCTTGTGATGCCTCTATACCAAATTTTAATTTAGACATTAGTAATAATTCCTTTTAGTTTTTTCGACCTTTTCGTCGACATAGTCTTCAGGGTGTCCGATCAGACCGCCCTGTCTGAATCGCATAATCGCTTGAGTTGTACTATCAACCAAGTCGTCATGATCCCCAAACGGAAACGCAGCACATTCTTCAATGACTTCCTCTGCAAATTTCTGATCAGGAGCCCATACAATACCAGATTCGAACAAAGGTGCAACAGCATTTACACGTGCATGCTTATCATTTCCCTTTGATGGTGTGAAGTTGACAACCGGTATATCCATCTTCCTTAACTCGTATGTCAGAGGTAAACCTGATGCTTTTGCCTCGACAATCACTGTTTCTGGCATCCAATATTTATATTGTTCAAGGGCCAATCTTCGTAATTCAGGGAACTCGTATCTACCTTTGATGGCATCGAGCAGTATGAGATTAGCCCCTTCATCCTCACTGGGATAGAATATACCCCATGTGGTGATAGCTGAATAGTCTGCTGTTTCTTTTTTCAAGAAAGCTGTGTCGTAAGATTGTATAACATGATGAAGCTGTGGAATATTTTCACTATCATAAGTTCGCCACCATTCACGTTTTAATATTGCACCTTCTTCACTAGTTGGTTGTTGCATCCACTGTGCGTTCCATTTAGCAACAGGTAGTGTTGCTTTTACTTTCTCTAATTCATCTTGCTTCCAATACTCAGGCCATACTGGTCCTTGGTCCAAGAGCGCTGGAAATTCGACCACGTGCCACTGATCAGCTTTAACTTCTGTTTGGTTCTTGACCAACATCCCTGTTAAATCTTTTGTAGACCATCTAGTCATAACCAGCACAATCTTACCACCTGGTTGAAGTCTTTGTCGTGGACCTGATGTATACCACTCGTATGCCGACTCTAATGCTTTACCTGACATTGCATCTTGCTCACTATGCGGGTCATCAATGATTAATAAATCTGCACCACGTCCAGTGATTGCACCGCCAACACCAGCTGCAAAGTATTCACCACCTTGTGATGTCTCCCAACGTCCTGCTGCTTTACTATCTTCTTGTAGAGTTGTTCTAAAAATTTTTGAATAATCTTCTCTATCGATTAGGTTCTTTGCTTTACGGCCGAATCTTATTGCGAGTTCTGCCGTGTGCGTTGCTTGTATGATCTTTAATTTTGGCTCACGGCCCACCATCCATGCTGGTAGCAAATAGGATGCAAATTCTGATTTGGTATGTCTCGGAGGCATATTGATGATCAGGCGGTTTATTTCACCCGTCGCCAATTTATTAAATTTATCTGCGATGTGTCTGTGATGGGACCCCTCTACAAAATCAGGCCATACACACTTCACAAAAGACAGAAAGTCATTTTTGGCTTTATTCTGTATCTTTTTTTCTGCATGCATGACTTGAAGTTTTTTGAAGGTCTTCCTGACATCCGCAGGTAATTTTTCTATATTTACCTTATTCAAGTCCATGGTACCAATATCTTTTCAGTATACACGAATGTGTAAATCTTGCAATACTACCTAGAGTAGTGGGACCCCTTTTACAAAAAAGGGGGGATGGGCTACAACTTATAATTGATTTTTGGATTTGGTTCGGGACCCCTGACCCGTTAGGGTCAGGGGTTGTTCATATGATGTTAGTCTAGAAGTACCATGTAAGCTTTCGCATTATGTTCCATAAACCATGACAACCTATCTCGCATATGTTGCCAATGTTTACTACCACCTGTACCAAGTGTCTCGTCCTCTACTGTTGCTAATGCTTCATGATAAAATATTTCATCATGTTTCTTAGCTTCCTCTGGAGTTAGTTCAATAGATTCTCCAGTGAATCTGTTTCGTCTTGTGTAGTCTTTATTATCTTTCATATGATCCTTTCGTTATGGTCCTATACTATCCTATAATACTATTCTTGTCAACCTTTATTTTGACCAGGGTCCGGGTGTCGTGTGGGGACGTCTCCCGCTATCCTCCCCGGCACGCTGATCCCAGGTCCAGCAGTTGCCCCGCGGGAGCTTATCCGGCACGTAGCTACTGGACCAGGGATCAGTCTATTTTCATAGTTAAAGAGTTTAGCTCAATGGAGGTAAAACCTCGCTCGCTTCTCTACACTGATCCCTGATCCTTGGAGCCGATCAGCATATTACGGGATTAAGCCAACCAAGGATCAGGGATCAGTTCTAGTTGTTCTCTTGGCTTGCGCCAGCCCGTAATTACTGGGGCACAACTAGAAGTTGTCCCATTAATTTAATTATCTAAATAAGTAAATTAAATTAATATATCCTATATAATGCTTGACAAGAGATATGTCAAGTGTTATATTAAAAATAATTACAGAAAGGATATTATGATATACAGAAAACCATTTTACATAACTTACTATTCTAACAAAGATAAGAAGACAATTACTAGACGTGGTAAGGAAGATGATAAGACAAGAAGAGACATGAACAAAGCAGGGGATTTTTATTTTGTTTACTATGATCTTGATGCGAACGGTTATAGAACCGCGAGCAAAGATTGGAAGATCAGATATTAGTAAACACTGATCCCTGGTTACTATACCATAGCCCGGTAAACATATGATACTATCGGGTCGGTCAATATAGGGAGCCCTAGAATAGTAACCTGGGATCAGATGCGTTGAATATCCAAATTGCAATTTGGGTATTGTAAGAAGTACCGGTGATATGGGAATTAACCTCCGCTACCGGACTGATCCCTGGTCCTGCACCATCCCGTAGTTGATACGGATCAATGTCCCTGCTGGACCTGGGATCAGTATCTACAACAAATGTAGTTTAGTGTGTGGTGAACCCTGAATTCTATATGCTGGGGCGAGTGCACTACTGATCCCTGGTCCTGTGATGCAATTATGGTGCGCGCGGACTCACAGGACCTGGGATCAGCAACGAGCGTAGCCTAGGCTGGAATGAGGGGCTATCGATATACTAGTAGAAATACCACGTGTGGTCTAGTTATGTTCTCTTCCAGTGCTGGTCAAAGCGGCAAGCGCCAAGCATCAAGCTTGACAGCTGGGAGAATATAGGATATAGTTTCGTTATAGCCCTTGGCACCGTAGCGCTATTCAAAACTTCAACGGTGCATAACAAAGAAGGAGAAAGACATGAGCAAATCATACCCAATCTGGATCGATGTATCCGGAGACAATTACAAACAATCGAAAAGCTTTGGCAGCAGGGACCACGTTGCCCTGGATATCAAAGTAGGAAGTTCAAAGACTAACAGCCACGAGCTAGCAAGAGTCAGCATTCATATGCGGGAGGACGCTGCAGGCAACAGAACCTTCGCACTGGCACTAGATGGTCTAGTGATGCGAAGCGGCGTTATGACAAAAGACAAGAAGTTCTACCACCGTGATCCGGAGGCAGCGTGACATACCACAGCCCCAAATACTGGAAAGAGATGAAGAAGATCCGGGAGGCATTAGATAAGGCCCAAGCGCCAAGCTTCAAGCGCCAAGCTCACAAAGAAACAAGCAACAAGCATCAAGCGTCAAGCACAAAGGATCAAGCGCCAAGCCACAAGCGTCAAGCTCCTTGATCATGGATCCTGGAAAAAGTTTCACGGACCTTTGACCGAGGTGCTCAATGCAGATGAAACTATTCTTCGGATGCTTAATATGGAAGGCAATTTGATGAGGTGAGAAGCGTACCTTGTTACTCTTCGTAACTTTTAGTTCTACTGTGAAAAAGGTGCCAGAATTATTATAGCCCAATAGATCAGGAGTACCGGATAGAGTAAGGTTTTCAAGTCTAATCCAACTAATTTTGTTGCAATTCTTTTTAAGTTTTTGATATAATTTACGCTCTGGTCCCATATGTTTTTGGGGGTAACATCGTCATTCATTAATAGTCCTTCTGAAGTTTATCTGGCAAGATAAGACTTGAAGGTTTTTGTGTTTTTAAAACTAATCTGTGCGCAGTTTGACCTGGCTGACCGACGATTGGAACATTGTGCTCATGCACTTCCATTCGTCTAATCTGATACAACTTTCCATCTCTTTCTACGTAGATTTGTGCATTCTTAATTGCGTCAGAACCTTTTGTAAATTGACTTAGAAATAATTGCAAGTCTTGTACTCTCATAAATCTTTTTGTCTTAACTTGTTGGACAAATCATTTATCACAGACCTATAACCTTGCAACAAGTTTTTAGTTGTTTCTAACTCAGAGCCAATTTTTTTCCACATACTCAACTCAAAACGTAGCTGTCCATTAAGCTGTCTGTGACCATCATTAATATCTTCTAATTCTTTCACACGCTTTTGTAGTTCTTCTATCTGTCTAGACATATCTAACTCTCCTCTGTCATCTTTCATATATTGACTTTATATCAATGTTACCTTAAATTGTCAACCATGGGTTTACCAAAAAGACTTACAGAAATGCAAATGAAATTCGCTGAGTGTTATGTATTCGGTGATGAGAACGGACCTATGACTAAAACAGAGGCGGCTATCAAAGCAGGCTACAGTCCGAAGAGAGCAAGGCAAGAAGGATCAGAATTAACAAACCCAAAACTATCTCCACTCGTTGTTAAATACATGGGAGAACTGAGAGAAGAAAGATTACGAAAACATGAAGTGACCTATGAAGGTCATGTTGCAGAACTTGCTAGACTTCGTGAGGCAGCGTTGAAGAAGGGTTCTTTCTCTTCTGCTGTGAATGCTGAAGCAAACCGAGGCAAGGCAGCAGGACTATACATAGACAGAAAAATAATAAAAACTGGGAAACTAGAAGATATGTCAGAACAAGAATTAGAAGCAAAGATGAAACAAATTTTAGAAGACTACGGTCAGCTAATTGATGTAACGCCATCTAAATCTTCTGAATCTTCTTTACCCAAGCCCGAGGAATCATAGTACGATCACCAAAAACGTAGCCATCTTCGTCCTTGTCGTAAGATGCAAATAACTTAATTGAATTTTTATCTTTAGAATACAACCAACCTTCGTTGACTGGTTTCGCTAATCTCATCTTATCAAACTCTTTGTTGGTAGCCCAGCCAGAGTCACTGGTGCAGTCCACCCACTCCACTCTGACTTTAGGATAAGGTAAATCGGGAGTATTAATCGTGACGATACTTTTTCTTCTTTTCTTAGGCATAATACCTTCTATCACATTTGTATAAGGGATCTAGAAAGTTTTGAATTACTGAGTCAAAAACAAAACGTTTCGCGGAAGGCCTTTCTGTATATACCCATAGGTGGACAAAATAATGTGTCCACCTAAACATGATTTGTACCATGATTTGTCCACCCTAAAGTCATATAAATCAACACTTCTAGACCAAAAGTACAAAAGTACACTTTTTTCTCGTTACTTTTCTTGTAAAAATTTTTCAAACTTTTTAGATCCCTTATATAAACCATTATGCCTTATTTTTGCCATAATGTCGCCTCAATGCTGCCAATCTATCCTCAGCGCTTGAAATTTTTTGTAACATTTTGTCAACTTCACCCAAGATATCTGTATGTTCTGGTATAACTAGGTTGTGTTTGTTGAGTGCATCTATCCTGTATAGTGCATCCTCTATCTCTGCATCGTATTTTTTCATCAGAGCTGTAAACATTTTATCGTTCATCTTTCATCTCCTTTTCTAATTGTGGCAAATTTATGTCGACTGCCTCTTTTTCGTCAAACTTTAACTCGTGGTACATATCTAATCGTTTGAGAAACTTGTGCTTCCATGATCGTAAATCAGCCCCAGAAACAATAAACTCTTGATAGTATAGATCAGGTGTACATACCATAATTATACCTTGTTCTATGTTTGATTTGTGCACATAATCATGTGCCATGGCATATGCTGCTATCTGCATTTTGTAATCGTCAATCCAGTCTTCTCTCTTTGGTCTGTTCGCTTGTTTGAAGTCTACAATAGTATCCATACCATTGTGATTGCAAACCAGGTCAGTAGACCCAGCGTAAAGCCCAGGATAATACAACGTGACTTCTGAGCCGTATATTTCTTCAACCGGTGTAAGGCCCACATCGATAATTTTTTGGGCCATGGTTTTCGCCTTCTGTCCGAGTTCTGTAAGATCATCGTAACCAGTTCCTGTAATATAGTGTTCCAAGAATTTGTGCATACTAGTGCCCCGTTTACTAGATAAATTTTTGATTCTGTCTGCTTCTGCTTCTCCAACTTTGGCCTTCCAATCTTTTAAGAATTGTTGATTTTTGGTAGCGCCTAATATCGTAGTTACAGATGGAAGTCTAGCACCATTTACATCATAGGTCCGTGTTCCGTGGTCATCGTGCCGTGTACCACTGACATAGGAATACCTACTACTCCACTTGATTGGTTTACCTATATTATTATACTCTTCTAAATCCTTATCACTCATCATTAGCTCTATCCGATCTATTACGCTTTGACTGTTCATAGCTTTCTTTCAATTCATCCTGTTCTTTTTTTCCAAATATTTCATCAAAGTTTTTTCGATACAAATCGTTCGAAACCCTTGATTTTCCGTCCCATTTTTCACGTTTAGTTTTACTCATAAAAACCTATTTATTACGTAATACACTATGGCAAGTCCTATCAACAAACAGACCATGTTATATCCAAACATACCTATTCCATATCCTACAGTCATTTATTTTCCTTCTTCCATTTTTTATAACCTTTTATCCAATTATCTTTTCCAGCATTTAATTCATAGTCATGTACATTTCTTAGTATTCGACCATAGTTAGGCCAGCCGAAGTCATCGTGAGATTCATCCTCGTATCGCCAACGTATAACACCGGTACTAGGATTACGTTCAAATATCTTACGTCTCATAGTTTCTTCTCCAATTCTTTTAAATATTCTTCATCTTCACTATTTTCTTTTTTTAAATTACCTTTTTTAATTTGGTTCAAGGGCGCTGAGTCGTGTACATTGCCGCTTACAGATACTCTAACGCAATCAGTATTAAAAGGACTTACCCAATGTTTCAACCACGCAGGAAAGATAAACATATCTCCTTCTTCAGGAAAGTATGACATATAAGTTATACAATCTCTAATTCCTTCACCATACATAAACTGTATGCCTCCAGGTCCACATGATCTACCTTTGTATTCTTTATTCTCTTTCTTCAGTGGGTCAGGTATTGATAGATAGATTACAAACGATAGTTTACCATCATGATCGTGCGGTGGGTTAAACTCATGTTGACGTTGATAATTACACCACAAAGCAGTCAAAGCATATTCTGGTTTACCAAACTCATATTCTCTATTCTGGTATCTTTGATACGCTACATCATATATCCCAAGATAGGGAGATAAGTGTGGTATAATTTTATTTCTTGATTCCTCACTGTAACCTGTCTCAGATCTAATTTGTCCTGCTAGTTTAGATGCATAATCTTCTTCATTCTTCTTAGCTTCTTCTAATAATATTTTTTTAAAGTCATCTAATATTTTTACTTTTACTACACACGGTCCCCAGTTATATGTAGATACTTCTACTTTTATCTTATCGTCTTTTTTATCTGTCATCTTGATCTCTCCTTATAATATTCATGAAAACTTTTATCTTGAAAGTATTCATTGATAACTTCTACTGGTACTTGACCGGTTACAATACAGTCATATATATCCTCGTAATCTTCTTTTTTTACTTTCATTCTAGTGCCATTGCCTTTCTATAAGATTCAAGATCTACTACTTTGCCATCAAATACTTTACCATTATAGTGATCTATTATTTTTTGTATCTTTGGTAGTTTTACGTGTGCGTATGGAAACATCAGACAACAAACTTTGTATGCGTCTCTTGAACTGCAACGCCATCGGTATTGCATTTTTTTACCCATAGAAGTTACGTGTGGTGGTTTCTTTCGAACGTGTCCAACACCTAACACTTCATGTACCCATTTAATAATAGATTGATGTGTCATACTTATTTCTAAATTTATATTCCACGTTAAATATTTTTTAGATTTACCATTTTTATCTTTATATCTTTTATCTGCGCACCAATATTCTTTGTAAGTTGCACAGCCGTCCGCATCAAAAAGCCCTGCTATGTAGGCTGCATCAGTCTCTTTCATTTGTTACCGTCCATTTAAATAATGAAGTTGCAGGATCAAAGCTATCAAACTCTATCTTAGTGCAACTTGTTAGAAAAAGGATTGTCATCAATAAGATCAGTCCTCTCTTCATATACTTCTCCTTCCGAGTCACATACCCAACATTGGTGTACCTGACTATTGTTTAAAGCTATTCTTATGTAACCGTTTCCTCTACAGTTATCACAAATCTTTTTTCTAAGATTATTTACTTTTAGCTTTGCCATTTGTTTTCTTTTTCTTTTTGTTAGAAACTCTTCTAGTAGGTTGTCTATAATCTTTTAGATCTTTCTCTAGTTTTAAGTCTTTTATCTTTTCTGCGACCAACGCGTCAATTAACTGAGACATTGATACTTGCAGACCTTTAAACATTTTGGTTGATAAAAGATGGCCGCCCTTGTATGTTTCGTTAGATAGGGAGACGTTTCTGTATTTAGTTACATCTGTCATGTGTTTTTCCTTTCATATTAAAATGATAATATAGGATATTTTGTAGGACTGTCAATGAAAATTTTATTAACTTTAATTATGTGTAGTTATACTCACGGTGCGTGTTTAGACCCATACCCATGGCCTACACCTTTTACCTCTACCTATGATTGTATGATGGCTGGTTATGAAGAAGCTATGTTAAAAATGAAAGATGTTGGTCCCGCAGAAGTTAATAAACATCAGATATATATTAAGTTTACTTGCACACCGGCTGACTCTGTTTGACAATGTGGCGTAATTGTGTTATGAAGATTTTATCTTCTCACCATTACCTACTCTGCTTTCCCTCTTAGGAGTAGGTGTTTCTTGATCCCAGCTCCAAAGTAAAAGTACGGCAGGTAAGAGTAGTAGACTACTCACACATATGGCCTTGAATAGTTCCACGTCCATCCTTTAAATACCATCCATTTTTAAGTGCATCTTTAAATTCTTTATATTCCGCAATAGCTTCTCTATGATCGTCGCCATACATCAGACATTCGTGCACTGACATCTCTCTTGTAAGTTCGTATTTTTCTTGAACGAGAGTTCCGTCGAATAATAAAACTAATATTATCAGCGTCTTTGCCATAAGCCCATCTCCTAACTTCTTGATACCATAGATCCTTGTAATAGGGGTCCTTTGTTTTATTCCAAAGGTTTGCTATCTTATCAAGTTTCTTTTGCATCGTGACGTTTAGTCCCCCACTTTAAAATATTTTTTAAACCAGGTGCATTTATTTGTATGTCAACACCATACGATCTCCAAGATTTTTTTACAAGGTTTAATTCTAATAATAGATTAGACCATTGTTTCTGTGAGATACCTTTTGTTTTAAGTGTTATTACTTTTTCTTTCATATCCTAAATATAGGATATTTA